TATTGTTCTGATTTTAAGTCTTGGATTTTTAAATCAATCGTTTGGTTAAAGACGACATCTTTTTCTTGTGCGACATATTTGTCCATTTCACTTACAATAGAATTGATTTGATTCTGTATGTTCTCTTCTCGTTCGTTGAGATATTGTAAGTTAGATACAAGTTGAGAGTGTCGTGATTCTCCTTCAACCAACGATTGACCTAATTCATCTAAATCTTTTTTGTATGCACGAACTTTAAACATTTTTTGTATCTTGTCGTCCATACGAGATTTCTTTGTTAAATATTTTGTTGCTAATTCTTTATCTTTACCTAAATGTTTTTCAGTTTCAATAGCATCTAATGTAAAAGGATTACTCATACAATGTTCGCAATTTTCGTCCCAAGTTAAATTACCAAGTTTTTCAATTTTGTCTAATTTAATCTTTACATCTGCTTTTAGTTTGTCTAATTCTATTTGAAACAAATCTCTCTCTTGTTCTAACTTTTCTAATTTGGCAAAGTTTTCTTGAACATTATCTTTCTCATAAGTTTTTATTTTGTTTTGAATATCTGTAATTCGTAGTTCACAATCGTATTGTTCTGTTAATGTTCCGTCTTTGTCGTGAGAAACTTTTTGTAATAAATCAGACATTTTATCTTTTTCATCTTTTAAAACTTCTATGTCTCTAATAGTTTGGTCTACTGGTTTAAGTTTTTTAGTTTCTTTTTCTATTTTTTCTTGATATTCTTTTATTTCAATTTTTATATTTTCTTCTTGACTTTTTAGATTTTTTTCCTTAGATTCTAATATGATAAGTTCGTTCGTAATCTGTGCCAATTCTGAATCATAGTCTGCTTTCTTAAAATCAGTCAATAAAGCATTTACATCTTTAATATCATCTGATGCTTGAACCCACAATCTATCAAATATTTTTAGTCCCATAAATTGTGATAATAACTCTTTTCTTTCTTTCTGTGTTTTATTAATAAACACCGTAGAATCATTTTGACTTGACATTGATGTTAATATAAAGTCTTCAAAATCTCCAATTATTTTTCTGATATTTAATTGTGTGGTTCTTCTTTGGTCCCCATTAAGACTTGTGGTATCTCCATTTTCATCAACCATCCAAAAGTCAATATCTACTTTGACGTGTCCTGTTCTAAGATTCTTCTTACCTCTTTTTTCAATAAAGTAATCTACTCCGTCAATCTCAAAGTTTAATTTACAATGTAGATTATTTTTTGCTTTGTTGATTATATTGTTTGCCCTTGTCGCTCTTGTAGATATATCAAACAAACAAAAAGCTAATGCGTCTAATAATGCTGACTTACCACTTGCATTAGGAGCGAATAAACCAATAATACCATTTAGTTTAGTAAAGTCAACTACATTATCTTCACCATAACTAAACATATTACTAAATTCAAACTTTTTTAATTTCCAATTGATATTTCTTAAAATATCCTCTGATGCTATTTTGGTATTTAGTTCTGTTAAAATTTTGTTTATCTTAACCATAGTATCTTCATCAACTGCATAGTTATTGTTTAGATATTCTTCAATTAAATTAAATTGATAACCTACATTGTTTACATTACCAATGTTAATTTTATTATCACGAACTTTATCTTTTGATAATCCATCTACTCTTGTGATAACACTTTCTTGTATTTTACATTTCTTTTGTAGTTGTGTCATCACTCGTTTCAGTTGAGCAGGTTTTGTATTACTTACTCTAATACGAACTCTTGGTTTATTAGGTAAATCGGATAGGTCTGGTAATTTACCATTATCTATATTGATTGTATAGTATCCATAATCATTTGGTATTTCTATGTATTGAGATTTTCTCTTTGGAACATCCCATAGTAAATAACCTTTACCGATATCCTCTCCGTGATTTTGTTGAATCAAAGAACCACAATATGCGATAGTTTCTTCTTTGTTGATAAATTGTCTTTTGTGAATATCACCTAATAACGCTAAGTCGTAGTCTTTAAACATTTTCATTTTGACTTTAGATGGTAATTTAAAACCTAAGTCTGTTTCACTTCTGTCTACGGTTCCGTGATACAACACCACATTTGTTCCGTCTTGTTTGATATCTTTTGCTTTTATATAATCTGATTCTTTATCCCAAACATCCCACACAACTAAATTAGTATCACCACATCTATACACACCTGTTCTTTTAAGATAATGTAGATTTGGATGATTTAGATTTTCTACAATCGGTGTTAACACATCCATACGATTTGGATTGTTTAGATTAGCATCGTGATTACCAGCGATAATAACTAATGGACATATGTCTGCTAAATTTTTGAATAGACGAGATAGTTGGTCTACTAACTCAGGTGACATTTCTGTTTTACTATGTGCAATATCACCACCGATATAAGAAATTGCATTCTTCGGATTCTTTTTAACTTCTTCGTATAATTTATTAAATACTTCTTCGTATTCTCTGTGTCGTTTTAGATTTCTTATTTGAATATCACTAATGTGATGTATGTGTTTTAGTTTCCTAAATGGAACCTTCATTTTTGATTCTAACAATCAAACTCCTCAAGTCGTTTTGTAACTTTTTTTAATTCATCTTTATCTACTATAATATCATATGCGAATATCTCACCTTTTTTCATATATTTGCAAGTATTCTTAATATTAAATTCTTCTTTTAATTTACCATACACATCAGAACTTATGTGAACTTTATATAAGTTGTCGTCAATTTGCCAAGTATTGTTTTCCATATAATTTCATTTCCATTAATGTTTTAAAATTCATCGGAACTGCTTCGTGGATTTTATCAATCATTTGACGATAACCTAAATCGTTGGGGTCTTTTCCGTCCAACTTAACAAAGTTAACCGAAATACCATTGTCGGTAAACTTCTCAACCATTTGGATAGCATCGTTAAAAGCATCTCCGTCTAAAACAATAAATATAGAGTTAACTCGTTTTTCCGTAATCTTCTTTTCTAACTTAGGTAAAATACTTTTTCCGAACAACGGTATTGCGTTGCCTTTTATACTCATAGCATCAAACACACCCTCTACCAAAACTATCGGTAATGACCAATTAACATATAGGTCAAATCCGACTACATCTTTTGGAAATGGTGGGTTCTTGTATTTGAAATTTGAGTTATAAAAGTCTCGTCCGACAAAATAATTTAACTTGCCGTCTGAATCATAACTCGGTATAATCACTCTGTTGTTATATATACCCTCTGAACAATATCCTAAATTATATCTTGTTATGTGTTCTTTGTCAATACCTCTTTTTCTTAAAAACATTAGTGCGTGTTGTTTAATGATAGATGTATCGGTATCATCTGATAGTGATTTAAATTCTTTTGGTAATTGTATTACTTCTGATTTTTTATTATCTTCTTTCTGATAAAAAGATGTATCTCCAAGTAATTCATTTAGTTCTTTAAAGTCTTGATATCCCGCACCAACTTTTTTAAATAATTGATATAAGTTGTGTCCACCTTGATTACTTACCCAACAATGCCATTTACCCGTTTGGATATTGACTTGTAGTTTAGGTTTGTGATGTGATACAAAAGGACTCCACCACATATACTCATTGGCTTTACTTAATGATTGACCTTTTGAGTTCAACACTTTGTCTATTAATTGTATTAGTTCAATATTCATTTTTATTTAATTTTACTTTACGAAATCTTCTATACTTCCACAAATCTTTTGTTTCTGGAACTGGCATATCTTTATGTTCTTCCATTTTTTTCTTCAATATATCAATAGACTTAACTGCTATTATAAATTCGTCTGAACTCATATTTGTTTTAGACCAGTGTATTCAGATGATGAACGAATCTTTTCACCCAAATTATCAACCATTTCTATACCAAGTTTTTCACAAACATCAACTTCTGGTACTTCACCGAAGTTTCTATCTCCACCCTTTGCAAAGATTAAATGTGCCATTGGTTTAAACTGAGCTGCTAATTCTATGGATTTACAAACTGATGCGTCTTCATCACAACTTATCAATACTTCATCTACACACTCTAAAGCAAAAAGGATTTCCATTCTATCTCTTTCGTTCATAAAAGACTCACCTTTTTTTAGTTTTGCTTGTTCGTCATTATTGATAATCACTAATAACTTATCACCTAATTGACTCGCCATTTGTAAATATTCTAAATGTCCGACGTGTAGTGGGTCAAAGTATCCACTAACTATTACTACTTTTTCTTTTTCCATCTTTGTCCTTTTTTCTAAATATTTTGTCAAAATTGTCCTCGTATCTTTTTCTATCAGAAGTTCTTGGTGCACTACCTTTTGTGGTTCCTGAATCGTATATTGATTTATTTTTCTTTGTCATTTAATATTTTGATTAAATCGTTTATTTCCATTGATATGTATGTTTTACTACGATTTCTTTTGAATACCAATAAAGGTATGTGTGGACCAGCGTTATCTTCTGCTTGTTCTAATGAACTCCATATGTTAAGTTTTTCTTGGTTTTTACACTCTACTGAAAATGGGAATAACTTACGAGCTGCCGGTGATAATAGAACATCTTCACCACTATCTCCCATAGTAGTTGAACGAACATCATCTGGTTCTAATTCTGTGAAGGTTTCTAAGATTAAATCACGAACATCATTTTGTAACCTTTTACCTTTATTCTTGGCTGAACGAGTTTTCATACATTAATAAATATAAGATAAAACTTCTAAAATGAATTTTTTTTTATTTTGGAAAAAAATAATTGATTTTTATTATTTTTAGAGATATATATTGTTGTAGGTAGGTAGAACGAAAGGGAAAATTATACTAGTTTAAAACTTACTTTTCCATTTTTTACGATATTCTTGTTGAGCCCAATTCTCAGCTTTCTTTTCCCATTTATTTGCAAGGTATCTATCCAATCCATCTAACTCAGCCATATTACTTGCTTGTTGATATTTCTTAATAAATTTCTTTCTACCATATTTATCAACTTGGATTGCGTGATGTATTTCGTGTAAAACCGTAATGATAAACTCATCAACACTTGGATAAAACTTTTTTAATCTTATTTCGTCTGTATCCCAATTATAACCACCTTGTTCTTTTTTAAATGTTCCAAACTTTACTTTTGATTTAAGTTTGTAGTGTTTAACTAATTCAGAAGCCACGAATAGTAAATCTGTTCTTTCTAATAATTGATGTATTTCTGTTAAGTGTTTTTTCATTTTAAAAACTTCCTTAAATAGTAAATATCCTCTGGCATTTCATCTTTTTTATAATACCCAAAGTCTGTGTGTTCGTGGTCAAGTGTTGGTGTTAATTCTTTGTCTGATTCATAATGAAACACATACATAAAATTACCACCCTTTTCTATTGGTCTTTCTATCTTGTATAGAAAATTAGGTTCTGTTGGTAATGTGATTTGTGTTTCTTCTTTTAGTTCTCTATGCATTGCTTCTCTTGGTGTTTCACCTTTACGCATATGTCCTTTTGGAATAGAGTAATTACCCTCTGCTTTTTTCATAACGAGTATTTTATTATCGTGTTCTATAACCACACCAGAAGTTGAATCAATATCATCTGGATGTTTTTCTAATAATGTTTCTAATTTAATCATTCACAATTCTCACATTGACATTCTTTTAAATCATTTGGTAATTCTGTTCTTGTTATTTCGTTTCCGTTTTTATCTCTAAATGTTAATCCGACATCTGGTGGTTTAACCATAATATCTTCCACCTGAAGATTATCTATATGACAACCACAATGATTACAAACCTTTGTAATTGTTTGATTTCCATTTGCAAATTCTATTTTAATCATTTGTCTCTCTGAACCATACATAAATGGTTGCTAATGATACCACGACCATTACACCTATTAAAAAATTAATCATCTCCAATCCCATACTTTTATTAAATTATATGAAACTCCAATGCCGACAATCGGTTCAGTTAAACCAGTGACTCCGTTATACGCAACGCCGATAAAAGGTCCAAAACTAAATTGATTTCTTGGTGGTTCTATTTTTTGAACTTCTCCTTGTCCACGTATAATTATACCACCTAAATAACTCTCATCAATATACGAAACAAATTCGTCTTTGTCAAGCTTTTTTATCTTTGGAACAACATTTATTTCACCGATTGTATTGACATTTACTTTTTTAGTTGTTAAGTAATCATCTTTCCAAGCAACCAATACTTGTCCTTTGGTTTCATATTGACCTACACGATTGACTTGTTTATCTGTAAATTCAAATCTATCATTGAATACCTTACCACTTGACAAAGTATTTTTCATAGACAAAACTTCAACCTTATATTCCAAGTCTTGTAATCTTTCTAATAGTAAAGAATTTTCACTACCACGAGTTTCATTGTGCTCTCGTAATTCGTATAGTAAATCTTGATTTTGTTTTGCTAATAAATCAACTCTATCATTTAAAGTGTTGATTGTTTTTTCTTGGGATTGAACTTTCAATCTCAATGTAGCAAACTCACGATATAATTGTTTTATATCATAGTGATTTACAAAATAAACCGTACCTAATAATGATAGTGATGCTATTAAAGAAAGTATATCTTTATAATATTTCTTGAACCGCATTACCTATCGCCTCTTTCAGTGCTCCACCGAGTTCACTTCTATCAAAAGGTAATTCTTCGTTTATCTGAAACCCCGTGGAACTAATCTCTCTATCAATAGTTCCTATTCCATTACCACTTACTACTTGACCTGTTTTTTTGTTTCTCAATTCAACAACTACACGAACTTCTGTTGTAGTGGTTTCTCTTCTAAACAATCCAAGAAATGTTGTAGATGTTCTTGGTCTTCCAAGATAAATTACTCTTGCTGTTAATTCAAAATCTGAATCTTGTTCTACCAAGTCGTATCTTGAATCCATTACATTTTCTGTAAGTATATTTGAAATACCTAAGAAAACTCTTGAGTCTTCTAATCCCTCAATCTCTGCTTGATTAACAAAATTGTTAATTGACAAAGTTGGAACTTGTAGTTTATCTTGACCTACCATTGTTGGTTCTGGCATTTGTGCGTTTACTAATCCAATTAGTAATATGATTGACCATAGTTTCTTCATTTTTATCTCCTAAAAGTTTGTTCCAAATACAATGGAATAACTTATGTTTCTCTCGCCTATATCGTTTACTAATGTGTTGTATCCGACATAAAATCCAAAATTCATCTTGAATGTTTCGGTAAAGTTTATATCAATACTTGCACCTGGATAAATCAATATAGGACTTTCTAATAATAAATATTTGTTTTCTGTTTTTAAACCCTCAAAATATCTAAATAATGTATAACTTACAAAAGTCTGTAAAAATATTGTGTTATCTCGTATTGGTATTGGTAATCTATACCCATACATCATATTTAAATTTAAAAAGTTTTCTTTTGATATTTGACCAATAGATGAACTTAATAATCCAACTTGTCTAATATCATTACGAATTACTTTTCCGTAATTACCTGTGATTAACCAATCACTACCCTCAAAAGTTCTGTAATATAATGCTCCTGCATTCCAAAAAGCATTCTGTCTTTTGTCTTTAAACTTTCTTGTATTACCATACAAACCTAATACTTTTTTTAAATCTAAAGTAATGTTTAATGTATAATTAAACTCTTGAGTTAAATCAAAATTTTCTCTCGTATAAACTGAATTAAATGTAGCTACTGAACCATAATCGTAAAAGGTGTTAACAATATCACCACCGATAAAACTTGGTTCCGAAGCTCCAATGTCTTCCTCGTCTTCCCTTTCTAACTCATCTGCTAAATTAATCGTATTAGCTGATGCTAATGCTTCCTCTGCGATGTTAACCGCACAAGGAAATAATTTTTCAAAATCACTATAAACTTGTTGGGTCCAAGCTTGTAGTGTTCCGTCTGCTACTTGTGTCCAAGTAAAAAATGCTCTTTGGTTGTAATAAGTTACCCAAAATCCATTAGCTGTTGTTTCAGTTGAATAATTAAGATTTACCGCTTGTTGATTACAAGGGTCTATATAATTATAACCAAAACCTTGTCCGTAAAGACTACCTAATAATAATATTGTTAAAAACCATTTCATTCATTTTACTTCCAACCCGGATACTCACCTACTGGTCCACTATAAAGAAACTTAACTTTTGTTTTGGAAAACTCTCCAATCCACTCATCTCCAACTTTTCTTTCTTGGTTGTTTGATTTAGTCTCTTGTTTTACTACTTTGGTTTCTTCTTTTTTAGGTTCTTCTTTTTTATTCCCAAAACCCCACATTACCAACCTCTTTTCTCTAATCTTCTCAATACATTTGCTACCGCAGTGATTACTGCGCCTGTTGTTGCAAATGATACGGTTGATTGGTCAAATGACATATCAAGGTTTTTCAATACTCCTTCACCTTCTTTTGCACTTGTTCCTAATCCACTACCTGTAATGTATCTACCTGTTTCTACATTTACTAAACGAACTTGGATACCAACCATAGTTGTATTTTTTAATTTTGCTTTTCTTCTAACGATTTCTTCTTGATTAGACACTGCGAAGTCATAAATTTCTGCATAAGCAAACCATTTAGTTGTTGCGAACTTACCGACATTTAATTCTTCTTCCAATAATCCACTAACACTTCGTTCCCACTCTTTAACCATTTTATTAATAACTTCATCTTTTTCTTCTACGAAATAAAAACGACCTGCTTCTTCCAATACCTCAATAATTCTATTAGTCATACCGAACCCAACTCGTTTATCACGAAGTTCTGGATATGCATTTAAAATATTTTCAGATACTTTAATCTGAATTAATTGTATTCCTTCTGGTTCTCCGTCATACCATTTAATATCATCAAGAGTTTTTTCTGCTTCGTATGATGCTATTTTAGATTGAACTTTTGTTTTACCTGATTGAGCTTCAACTTGTGAAGTTGCACAACCTAATAAAAACACTAATGTAAATAAACTTAATATATGTTTCATTTTTTACTCCTCAAAAAATTTTGCGTTAATTTCTACGAACTTTTCATATTCTTCTGGTAAATCATCTTCATCATAGATAGCATCTACCGGACATTCAGGTTCACAAGCACCACAATCAATACACTCGTCAGGATGTATATATAATTGCATACCTGCAACTGAGTCCATACCCTCAACTTCTGCTCCTGCTCCTTCTTTATCAATTGGTCCGTGAATACAATCCACTGGACAAACCGATACACAAGCAGTATCACAAGTTGAAATACAAGGTTCTGTTATTACAAATGCCATTACTTTTTAAATCCTAACATCATTAGTTGGACCATAAAGATTAATCTTTTCAATAAAGACAAGTCTTCTCGTTTCAACTCTTTTTGTAAGTGTTTAATTTTTGCTTCGTTGGTTTTAAAGAACATCATTAGTTTTTAAATTTTGCTAATGGGTCTCCGTGAAAATCTACCTCGTGTGTTTCAATTGCTTTACTTACACTTCTAATAGTTCTGTTAAGATTTTTCACATCACCTTGTAGTTCTACGATATCACCTTTGATATCTGATAAGTCTGCACCAGCGTCAACTCTTTCTGTTAGATAGTCTATGTTTTTTTCAAACTCTTCTAACTTCTGTCCGACTAATTCAATGTCTGATGTTTCTGCGAATCCTTGAACTACTTCTTCTAATGAATCTATTCTACCTGTAAAAGTATACCAACCTGCTATGAGTGATGATAATACCGTAACGATAGCTACTATATTTTGTATTGATAATCCAAACTTTGCGTTTTGTAGATTATCTACTAATTGTTCTGCGTCTACTTGTTTTTTTGCCATTTTTATATCCTTATTTAAATTTGTTGTCTATCCAACATTTTCCATAATACATTAAACCTAACCAAATGGTAATTATAATACCATCAAAATAACTTAGGTTATTTAATTCTGCTAAACCTTCCATTATAAGTCAAACCCAAATGAAATCATTAATGTTTCGTTGTGGAAACTATCTGTGTTGTAATAATATGCTAATGATATATCTACGATACCTGCGTCAATACCACCACCTAATGTTAAGTAATCAACTTCAAATTCTGATTCTGTGTAGTATCCTAATTTAAGACTTGCGATACCTAAATCATATTGTCCACCTAATCCAATAGAATTATAGTCTTCATAGAACTTAATATCTGATGCTAATGTAAAGTTTCCAAACTTTTGTCCTACACCAACACCAATTGACATAGGTAGATTAAGTGATTGGTCTAAGAATTCTGTTTCACCACCAACATCTTTTAGAACTAATCCTAAAGATGTGTTTCCAAATTCTTTGTAAGCACCTAAGTCAAAACCATAATTCATCTTGATGTCAAAACTATCAATAAAGTTATGATTGTATAGATTTAGTCTTGCTCCAAACATCCAATCTTTGATTGCAAATCCATATCCACCACTTAATCTATATGATGTCGCATTGAAGTCTCCTAATATGAGACCACCTTCATTCGCTTCAATTTGTGTTCCGTAATCAAAGTAAAATAGTTCACTTGACCAACCTAATGATGAAGTATATAAAATACTTTGATATCCCATATCATCAGTTAAATTTGGTAACCAATCCACATAAGATATTTCTTGGTGTCTTTTATTTAATCCTGCAAAAGCTGGATTGTGAAACACATTTTTCACATCAGCATTTGCCATACCAACATTACCCATACCGGCACTATTTACACTTGGGTTAAGTGTAAAGACATTGTTTGCTTGTGCGAATAATGTTCCTGTTATTAATAATAAACCTAATAGTTTTTTCATAATTACTCCTTATTTAATTATTGTAAATTTCTTGGACTTAATTCTATTTCCAGTCTCCATTACAAATAGATAAACACCTGAATCTAAATCATCATATCCATTAAACATAGATTCCCCTTCACCTACTGCGTCTGGTAAACTTCCAAAGTTATAATTGTGTAATCCTTGTTCAATATTATCATCCATCAACTCAACTATTTTCTGTCCGAGTGTGTTATAAATACTAATGTTTACATTACCCTCTTCAACCATAAAGAATTGAAAATTGATTGATTTGTGTAATGGATTACTTGCGTTGTATGGATTTGGGTAAACATATGTCATTTCGTCCTCATTTGGTTGTCCACCACCAAATGCCCAATATCTATTCCATATTCTCACATTACCACTTTGTCTATCCATTAGTAAGTCATCACCATTTGGATTACCTGCATTTGCTTTTCCTACGAATTGTAGGTCTGCTGTTGTCCACTCGTCAGTAGAATTACTCAATGAATCGGCTCTAAATATTAGTTCTAAACCAACCATATCTTCTGTAATGTAGTAATCTTGTGGTGCATTGTTAGGTGAATTGTCTAAACCACCAAATGAAATTGTAGTATATCCATTTTCATCTTCTTCACTTTCATTTAGATAAGTCATCCAAGGGCCTGGTAAAAGTCCTGTTTGAGCGTCTATAAATGTAAGTTGGTCTTCTCTATATCTTATTTCAAATTCAAATCCTGCAATCTTCGTAGTCTCTCCTGTTAGTTCATTAAGACTTGGTTTAATTGTCAATGGAACTGAAACTTGATTACCCATACTAACTTTAACGGTACCATCTGCTGGTAATTCTAATCTTACATCAGGTGTTGTAGCCATTGTTCTACTACTTCCGTCATAATTTCCACTATTATTATCAGCGTATGTCCAAGCACTTGGTGCGTCATCACAAGTTGCATTTACACAATTTTGATTCCAAGAACTATCTCCTGAATTTCCGTTTTGGACAACGGTGTGTGTTCCCCAACGATAGTAAGTTGTTCCTGTGTATGCGTCTTGGTATCCGTCTGCATTTTCACCTGTTTCTTGAACCATTGTTCCTGATAAATTCATATCACCTGTAAAGTAGTATGCTATTTCACCAAGTGTTCTATCTGGATTAACATCTCCATCTCCATCTACATCAGGGTCATCAAATGTTGATGTTCCTGCTCCGATACTAACATTTAAAGTATCTTGTCCCGTTTGAACTTGGTCCATTAAAGGATTAATCCAAATAACGCCACCAGCGTCTTGTGAAAGTGTTGAGTCCTCTTGTGCTAAATTATTGTCCCAAAAAACACTAAACTCTCTTCTTTGTTTTGTATCACCACCTCTAAGTGCTTGGTAGTAATTAAGAGTTTCTGCATTTCCGTTTGAATCTTTCAATTTATCAATACTTGACCAGTCTTGATATGTATTTCCGTTTATATGCGTATATGTTGAATCAAATACTCCACTTACATATGCCCATAAAAAGTATGTATCGTTTAATTGAAATACATCATCTCCGTCTACATCACCAATCAAGTAAGCACTTGGTGAATCTACATTGATATTATCTTTAGTTTCAAATTTGTTTGATTGGAAATTAAATGATGCGATTGCGTCATTAATGTTTGTAATCGCTCCTCTATCTAATTCTAATTGTGTATGTTGACCAATTACATCAAGAGAATCTGGTGGCCAGAAAGATACTCTATAATTATTGTTTCTTGGTAATTGAATATTATAATACCCGTATTTATCTGTGTAGGTATAATCAAAATAAGATACTCCTAAAAATCCGTTTCCTGGTAATGTTTGATTTGCTAATGTTGTCGTTCCATTAGTATCTAACATTTTTAGATAATAGTATGTTCCACTATCATCTCCGATAACATCATCAGATAAATCTTCATCTGCTGTGCTTGTATCGTCTGCTACATCTTCTATATCATACCAATTAGAGTTATCATCTGGATTATCTTCATCTAATTCAAATACAACTTTCCAATAAGGATAAGCTTTCTGAACAAATGTATCGTCATCTACGCCGTCACTATCTGTGTCGGTTTTTTCTCCAATGTATCTTGCGAAACCTTCAACATCAACAAGTTTAGGGTGTAGAGTAATGTCTCCTCTTGCACCACCATTATTTGTTCCATCTGTTCCCCAATTTCCGTCAATATAAAGTTTATATGGTAATAGATAGTCATCACTTACATAAGTGTAATAACCACTACCACCACTATAAAGTGTTGGAATCCTAAATGAGTGTGGTTCATAATTATCCACCACATCCTCTATTCTAAATTGTAATTTAAGGATTTGAACTTCGTTTCCGCTTCCATTACCAAACTTTTTATCTGGTCCTGCTGTTCCGTCGTCGTCGTGTCCGTGAGATACCATAGTAATTCTTAACCAATCATAACTTGTATCCGTTGTTGATTGTTCAGCACCACTATTTTGAATACTATCTATATATCCAACATCATCAAAGTAAGTTACTTCAAAAGTATAATCATCATCTGATTCCTCACCCTCGTCCCAACCTGATATATGACTACCTTTAATTACTCGTGAGTTTCCTTGACTCCAAGCAGTATGTCCATTTGTATTATTTGTTTCGTCTCCACCATACTCTACATTAGTTCCGTCATTTTCAACCCAAGTAATAAGGTCATTATCAAATGCAATATCAAATCTAAATGTGGTGATATCTGCTCCTTTATCATCAATGGTGACTTCTATTTCTAATATGTCATCTCTCCACGAGTCAAAATTATTATTTTTTAAAGCAGGTGTTGTAATATCATCTGCTAAGAAAGTTTGTAGTTGGATAGTTTCTTGCGCTTTCCACCAGTATTCTGGTGTCTTCCATTCACCCATTTGTTTAACTCTAATAATAGGTTCTGGAGTATTTTGAGCAAAAACAATTCCAAACATTGCTGCTGTCATAACCATTTTTTTCATAAACTGAAACATTGTTTTCTCCGTTGGTTTTTTACAATAATAAATATAAAGTTGTTAAAGATTATACATCAAAACGAACTACAAAAGTAGTATCTAATTGTGTACTTAATTTGATTGGTTTACCTAATTTACCCACAACTAATAGTTGACCAAAGTCATCATAAAGACCTACTTGAGTTACATATGGATAAAAATCTGATGATGTTACGAAAGACTCCGATTGTGATGCGGGTGTGTATTGTGCTGAAAAACTACCTGTCCCTTGTCCTGTTGGTTGGTCTCCCAATGGAAATAGTTGATATATGAAATCGTTAAGTCCACTTCCACTCGCAGTTGAATCTATTCTTACACTACCACTTCTTTCTTTTGTGGTGCTTATATTTGTGGTTCTGTTGAATTCATTTGCGTTTGCAGTCATACGGAATTCATATTCATAAATTGTTCGTGTTGCTTGATGTTTTAAAGTATATGGATTACCTTGGTCACCTAAATCTGAGTAAGAACCTGTGTCAGTTATTACTAATAAACCTTGGTCATAAAATACATTACCTACTTCTGAACCACTACCAAGAGTTGCTGTTGCTGATGAAACTCCTTGACCTCTATCAAATGAACTTGACTTGAATGCAGCAAAACTCGCAGAGTGTGCATTGTCATAAAGATTTCCATCTTCATCATCTCTAATATCAAAAGTAACTCCACCAATCGTAGCTGATAAATTAATAGAACCTGGTTTTATTCTTTCACCATAAAGGTTTTTTGCAACACTAATAATTCTAGCTGTTCCATTTATTTCTCTATTTTGTTTACTAATAATACCTGAACCAGCTAATAATGAAGGTTTTGATGAAAAATCACGATAAAAACTATTGTTGGTTGTATGCCAAGTTGGTAGTGCAAAATAACTACTTGATACTGAACTTGATACAACATTTGTTACGGTATCAGAACCACTATCATAGTTTCTAAAAGAACCACTGATTGCTTTAATGGCAAACACACCACTACCACTATCATTATTATTATGCGTGAAGTTTTTATTGACCTGAAAAGGTCTTATTGAAACATCTTTAGTATCAAGATTCTTGAACATTGGTTTGTCCTAAAAATCAAGTTTGACTTTAATTACTGCCTCCCTAGCGAAAGTTTTAAGGACCGGTTGAGATAATTTAGCAATTGCTAATAACTCATTTGAATCATTATAAAGTCCAACTTGTGTAATGTACACTTTCGGGTCTTTTTCAAAAGTAGCTTGTGTAAATTTTCCTGTTGAAGATGGCGTTCCTCCTTCAGTTCCAGCTGATGCTGATGTGAAGGTTGGATTATTACTAAAGTTAAAGTCTTGATTTTTTACTCTGGCGAAATAACTCGTTGAACTAATTTCTTCTTCTCTACGAGCTGCAAAGTATGAACCACTTTTTATTGAATTATACAACAATTCCGAATTGAAATCAAACGCATTTGAACTTGTTGGTGTGTGGACTAATGTGTTGTTAGGTCCCCTTGTAGTTTCTCCTAAAGAAGCTGAGTTATCAAGGATATCTCTGTTTAATAATATAATTCCTAAATCAGGATAGAATAAACCATATGCTCCACCTGGCTGATTTGCTGCTGTTGTATCAATGACCTCTGTTCCTGATGTGATTGAACCTGTAACAACATTAAATACTCTACCACCTTGGTTAACATCAACATTTGTTGTTGCTCCACTATCGTCAATAAGTCTTATATCAAAACTTCCTGAACCAAGGTTAGAACCAAAATTAATAACGTTATCTGGTCCAGAACCTGAACAATGTAATTTAATTTCCCAATTACCTGGGTCAACTTTTTCTCTCATACGGGCTCTATTGAATACTACAAAATAGAAATCATCTGATGTTGAACCTGCGCCTGTAAAAGTAAATTTATCTGTTCCTGGTGGTAATAAAACATTTGCAAATTGTTTATAAAGTGCTGCTGTTTCTCTGTTTCCAGCTATTGTCTTGGTTGTATTTCCAACTGAACCACTACCATTTACATTTGCATATCCTACTGAAAATTGAACCTCTGCTGTTGAATCAGAATTAATGTCTTTATCGTAAATATCTAAATAAGAACCTGTTCTTGCTCCTGCATTTGATTGTGTAAAAAATGTTGTTAATGAACCTAAACCACCTGAGAATAAACCACTTGTAACTTTTGTTCTTAAAGTTTCAGATACATCTCCATCTTGGAAAGGTCTATATGGATTATTTGAACCACCGTTTCCGTTGTTTCCGTTGTCTCCGTTGTCTCCGTTGTCTCCGTTGTCTCCGTTTTCTCCCTCGTGTTGAGAGTTATACCTAAAAACTGCGTCTGGTATTAATGCAATATCTTGAATAAGTTCAAAAAATCTTGCATAATCTCGTGACGATACTTTAGATTGTATGTAGTTTTTAGCATCTGCTAAACTACTTGTAGGTACTAAAGTTGGGCTTAATTCTGAATGTGGCATTTATAATCTCCTATCCGTTATGATTCAACGTGATAACAACTGATTGTCCACTTTGTTGACCTGTTATTGTTAATTGAGTTTTTCTTAAAGAAGTTGATTCAGAAAGAGTTTGTCCAACTACTGCGACTTCTTTAGCATTAGAAATAGTCATTGTTCTATCTTCGGAATCACTTGTTGTGTTTCCTGAACCCACTACTTGTATCGTTGCGATATCAGTATTGTGGATAGTAAACGTATATGATTCATCCGTGAATAAATTTAATGTAGATGGTTGTATTGAAGTAGATGAGTTTGAATTTATTTCTTTTACAGTATTATCTATTGCGAGAATCGCCATAGTTACCGTATTTTTTGGTAATGTAATAAGTTTATATCTCATTATTTGATTCTCATCTACGAATGCTTCTAATAAAGGCATATTTTCAATAACTGCCCCATAATAAGATGAACCATTTGGATGTGATGTATCCCATAGATTATAATCTATTTCATCGTCTGCGAGTGCAAATTTTGTAATTTTAAAATTTTCTACACCTCTCGCTAATACTTCACGACCTTTTTTTGTTAATACTGCGTCTACTGTAATTGTTGTATTGTCTAAAAATCCCATTGTTTTTTGCTCCTGTGGAAATTATATAACTATTCTTTATCATTAATAAATATAAGAAAGTTAAATTTTATTATTGTTTATTCAACCCTAAGTTTTGATTCTCCTGGTTCTTGTGTTGTTAATGAAGTAGGTGAAGTTAAAGTTATTTCAACCGCATCGCCTCCACCTGGTGCGTTGTCTTTTGTTACTTTAGTTCCAATAAAAAATGTATTTTCTAAATAACTATCAGAAATCACACTTTGAAACTCTGATTCTACAAATGAAGAACTATATGCTTTGTCAAGTGAAGCACTTATAGAACTTGAATAAAACTTTTCTGTGTCTTGATTGATTGGTGATAGTCTTGATGATGAGATAAATGGTTGAACCACCTCTTCAAACTCTGTTGTTGTTCCACCAAAAACCACACTAGCGGTTGCGTATAAATCTCCGTAAGGTGATGTTGGGTCAATCTCATCTAATTTAACGAGAGTTTGTATTCCTAATCTACCCACTGAACCAGATAAATCACGATTGTTCACTAAGTCTCCGCCGTATGTTGGAAACTCTCCTGTAGCGACTAAAGCATTGTCAAGTGATTCTGAAATAAATCTTGTTACTTGTAATCCATCTTCTAATGGTGATGCATTTTCAAAATATTGATTATCAAATTCTGTTTGTCTTCTTGGAACTGCCTTTGGTCTTTCCAATATACTTGGTTCTATCAATACACCAAGAGTTTCATTTGCTCTTGCTGGTATTAGATTTCTTAATTGTGTAAATATGCTTGTGTCATAATATGTTAATAATCTTAAGTAATCAAAAAAGTTATTTGAGTTTTGATACCTTTTAAAATAATCTATTTGTAAACTTTTAAGTGTTCTGTAAGTATGTTTAAATTCATCTCTTGGGTCTCCGATGTAATCATCAAAATTAAAATCTGCAATACTATAAACAATGTCTTCATTTACTACATCAACTGGTGAGAAATAAACTCCCAATCTATCACTATCTATTGGTGCAAAATCTTGTGATGACTTTTCTGCTCGTTGAACCGCTGACAAATTACCAACTAATTTATTATCTTCAATTCTAATCTTAGTTGCATTTCTACGACTTGGACCAACATCTGGTACTCTAAATTGTTCTTGGTCAACAAGACTTCTAAAATTGGTTCCTGTAAAACCATCAATGTTACTACCAGAAATTGCTCTTTCATAAGTTTGTAAATGTGCTACATTTGAAGATGTTAATGTTGCGTTTGATGCTGAAAAAGAAATATTATCATTTAACATATAACGAACTAATAACTCATCAAATGATGATGAATAACTATTACCATTATATGCTTTAGGTGTTCTTGTATGATTATCAAATACATTTGAACTCAATGGTTCTGACCATAAACGATATTCCATCATAGAACCACTAAATCTACCACCGAAGCCAACATTCTGTCCACCAAGAAATACAAATCCACTACTGGTGAATGAACCATTTAGTCTACTACCTGATATGTTATTTATATCAGTTGCTAAACTTGAAGTGTGTGATGTTAAACTTTGACTATCTTCATATATAACTCTTTGTCTTGTGGAATCATATTGTTTAGTTGTTAATTCATAAACACTTTGACTTGTTGCGATATCCGTTGTTAACTCGTCACCAACTGATAATCCATCCGTTCTGTTTGCCGCTGCTTTTCTTGTCAACATAACTGACCAAAAATCATCATTGTAAAATGGTAATTCTGATGAAGTGATGTATGTACCTTGGTCAAAACCAGAAGCACTTATTTGAAATTTTAGATGTCCTAAATTATCGGATGCTCCGTTATCTTGTAAAGAAATAGCAAAGTCATTATTTTTTTGTAATAAAACTTGGTCTGATGAAGAAGGTGTTCTAAATCTAAATTCTATTGTGTCAGGTGTTAAACCTGAAGAATCGGTTGACCATTGTGATTTAATAAATTGTTCTGATTTAAAATCTAATGCGTGAGTAAATTTTCTTTTAATTTCATAATTTACACCTGTTCCTTTGTCTGGTCCACCATATTCACGAACTCTCAATATAGAACTCGGTATACCATAACAATTTAATAATCCTGTCATAGCTCTTCTTGTTCCCTTTGCTTTAATAAAGAAAGGTAAGTTTGCTAAAATTCTTTTCCATATTTCCTCTGTTACTTTTTCTTGTGGTGTTTCGTATTTATTGGTTCCGTCTTGATTTCTACCCAATAGATACTCAGGTAATGTCAATAAATTATTACCACTTGTTAATTCAACTCCTAAACTTCTGGCAAATTGTTGAGCTATATCTTTTGATATACCTTCAGACAACTTTTCCACCCTAACATTAACATCTGTTAATTTTGTTGTATAGGTCCAAGTTTCATCAAATTGTTGACCTATCATATCCATAAATTCTAAAAACACATTATTTTGTGAATCATTTTGAACGTGTCCTGGTAATGTATTTCTAAGTGAATTTTGGTTTGTATTATCATATGTTGAAGCACTTGATATCATATTATTGTACCAGCTTGTAACCACCGAGGCGGTTGTTGGTGCCAATACATAAGGTTCAGTGCTTGTTTGTTTTGGCCAAGCAGTGTCGTGAAATTGTCCCTCCGATGAACTTACATAAGATGAACTTTCAAAATACATAAAATGTTCAAACGGGTCAAAGGAATTAATTACTCTTTGTCTTTTACTTTCAAGACTTTGTACGAACTTAAGTGAATCTGCAATAGGAGCTAATGAGCGACTCTCTGCACTATGACTTTCAATTAATTCTACCTTTGTTTTAAAATTAGTAAGTCTTCTTTCAGCGTTTGAGAAATGAACAAAATTTCCAAAACCAGTATCATCCAGTTGTATTTGTAAATCAGTTGTTGTTTTTTGAAAATCAATATTTGGTTGAACATCTAATAAACTACTTGATACTAATAATCTTTCAATATCTTTATTAGTTGGGTCATCATCACTTAATAAATCATTATGACTTTGGAATTGTGTTGGATTAAAATTAAGTGGATTATCCACTGAATTTAAATTAGGAATTCTTAAAAACACTTCTGGTGATAATTCAGGATTAGGAACTAAAGTTACATTATCCGTATAGTCGTTTAACATTTGTTGAGCAAAATATACTTTTTGAAATCTCTGAATATTATTGAATAATCTCGCCTTTAGTCTGACGGCTCTTTTATATTGTCTTGTATTTTCATTTCTCTCAATCAATTTATCATTTATCATCAAATAATAATTTTCACCAATGACCATATAATTTTCAAAGTTATCAACATTAAATTTCTTATATCTTATAAACCAAGCACCAGGTGAATTCATATAATGGTCATTAAAATAACCATCAGCGTTAAATCCAAACGCCTCCACACATTGTCTAAATGTTTTATCAACTACTATTTTGTTGCCATCTAAAACTTCTATTACTTTAAATTTACCAAGATAAGAAGCTTCTGATGTTTGAAGAAAATCTCTTATTTGAAGTTCTCCTCCAATTAAATCTTGAAAAAAATAATTTTCTACTGGTTGTTCTATTGAATATTTTATTATGTTGCTGTCTACATCCTCAAATGATATGTTTGGTAAAGATGAAGCATTTGGTGGTTCAAAATCTATTTCAGAATTCATAGTTACAAAATCTGAAAGATATTGTTGTTTTAAACTTCCTGGTTCTATTGGTGTTTCAACTTGATTATTACTTATTACAACCTCTCTTTTATCAGAAGAGATGTCATCAATACTATATTTAAAAGTTTGGGAATCAAACTCTCCGGCAATTTTTCGTAAAAATTTATATCTTACTCTATAATTACCCTCAGAATAACCACAATCACGAAGGTGTTGGCCAACATTCAACAAAATTTGTTTATTTAATCCAAACTCTATGTTGGACAATGATAACTTTTTTTCTTGTAAAAGTATATTATTTAAATTATAAACACAAAGCACGATATAATCTCTGTCAGGTTGATTACCAAAACCACTAAAACTTGGCGTCAAGTTGAAGTATTGATTTTTTTCGTCTGGTGTAAATGTATATGTAGGCATAATTTTTTACCTATTCAATAAAGGTTTGAAAGTCTGTATCTATTTCTTCTGAAAAGTCTGTGTTAAATAAAAATTGTTCTATTGAATGATTAACTAGTTCGGCTTGTTCCTCTTGAGAATTACCATCTTCAAATGGATTTTCAAACGAAATCAAAAAACCTCGTTCATCACGAAATTCTTGTAATACTATTGAACCTGAATTGTATGAACCTAATGCACTTAAAACTTCTTGTCTTCGTTTTTCTCGTAAAAAGTCCAAATAGTCATCATAATATTCTGAACGTTGTTGTGCTTCTTCTTGTGTGTATGGCATTATCTTACTACCCTAAATTCATAATTATCATCATAAAAGTTTATTTGCTCATCAGTAGTCCCACTACCACTAACCACTTTGACACAAAAACGATAGTTTCTTTCTGCTTGTAATCCATCCATAAATAGATTAAAATAATTACCTGTTGAATCACAACTAATTTTTGAACCACTACCATAAGGTATAATTACCTCTTCAGTATCGGCGTCTTTTACTTCATAGAAAGATGAAGCACTTGGTAAAACTTTTATATCCAATTCTGCTGGTGTTGTTCCAAAACTTGTTGTTGGATATAATTCTCTACCCGCTACTCTAAGTTTTACTTTTGAACCTTCTTTATATTCTGGTCTTAAATTTTTAAAATAAACTTTTAATCTTTCTAAATCTGTTGAACTTAATTTTGTCAAAGGTGCAGCTGCAGAACCTGTATTCCAACTTGAGTCATCCCAAACTACTTCTAATTTAGGTGGATAGATTGTATGTGTTTCTCTTGAGAAATATTTTAGATTACCTAATCTACTTGTACTTGCCTCGTCTTTTGTAGTATCACTACCTGAATTAAATGCAAAAGTTCTTCCTGGCATTGAACCTGAGAGTCCAGCTGGATGTGATATAGATTCTCGTTTAACAATAAATCCGTTGTTCGGAAAATCTGAACTTGAAAGTATATGATTGTAAACCAAGTTGGTTACATCTGCTCTAATATCTTTTTTGTCAAAAGTCAAATCATAAGAAGTGCTGACTTCAAAAGAAGCAGCACTACTGGTATACCAAGCACCTCCATCAGTCAATATTGAACCTGTTACCCAAGGTGTTTTAGCTTCTTGGTCACGATATTGATAACTTACTCCGTCCTCTGTCACTGGGTCGTGGTCAAGTTTTCCTGTTCCTTGTTTCCAACTACCACTAACCATATAAACAAAAACACTTTGCTCAGCTTCTACTTCTTCTGATGTTGCGTCATATAAATTTAAATGAAATTTTACACTACTAGTTTCACTTAATGAAGGAATAGTTCCCTGTTCTATTTGTTCAGAAATAAAAGTATAATCAAAGTCAATCAATATTCTTGATACATTTTGTACCGTACCATTATCGGCAACTACTTTATTGATTTCTAATATCTCATCAAAACCAGTGTTAATGGAAGATGTTGTCCCACCTGAATAAATTGTTGCGTCTCTTTTTCCAAATTCAAAATAATGCATTATTGTTCTCCTACTACTTCACACTCAATGTCTGTGTTTGGGAATTTAACCTCAAAGATACTTGGGTCTAATGAAGGATAAACGATTCCTTTTCTTGTTGCCGATGTCATATCGTAAACATTCCCACTATATCCATCTGATAATAAATTTCTATTTTCAATTACTATCATATCTTTATTAGGATTGTTATGGTCAGGTGGCGAAACACTAACCACTCCGTCAACTCTTAATATCTCATTAGCGATATCATTTAAAATAATTGGTTGATTAATTTGCCATTTCGTAGTTTGAAAGTGTCTTTTAACGGCTTGAATAGCTCTAAATGAAACATCATTATGATTCAAACCTTTACGAACCACGATTGAAAATTTAACCGCAATGTTAATAATAAAAGCATTTTTTATATTTATTGCGTCTGTTAATATTCTATATTGTGAGAGATATAATTTTAAATTTTCTTTTACCGCCTGATTTATAGATTGATAATTTTTATTTTCATCATAACCTAACACATACATATTCAAAGCCAACGGATTAGGTATTGTTACCTCTTCATTATTTTGAATTTCTAATTGTTCGTCTTGTGCAATATATGCTTTAGCTATGTTACCATATTTTTGTGGTAATGAATAAACTCTTGTAATATAGTCTTGTCTTGTTACCGCTCTGTTTTGTGTATTGAGATATGCTGCAGCGTTTTCTTTTATCTCAGTTAATGTCTCTTGACTAGCTCCGCCAGCTGCAGGTGATGTATTTTCAACACCTAAAGTGCTTTTACTAGTGGATACTAAACTTGCGTTTAAACCTGTTTCATTTACCGTGTAAGTTAATTCGGTAAAATTAGTAATGGTTTCTGCAGGGACATTATGCTCTACTTCTCCACCATAATTGTAAACTATGGTTAGAGTGGTGTTGCTTGGTGCTTGACCGAAAGTTTCAGTTTTTAAAAAATTACTTGGGTCAAATGATTCATCTATTTTGGAAACTCCAAAACCTAATGATGAACCAACATTATCAGGATTTGGAATTATTACTTCATCTGCATTATCACTAACACCTGAACCAAATCTTAATTCTGTTTTGTTATCCGCACGAACTCTTGTCGTAAATCTTTTTGACGCTTTAATTAACTTTAATAAAAAAGGTGTATCGTTTTGATATTGTGATAAAGCAGGGTCATTAAGAGTTGTATTTTCTATTGATTCAAATATAGTGTCTTGTGCTAAAAATGGAACTTCATAATATTTTTTATCATTACTATCTGTGACTGATATTATTTCTGTAACTCTATCATTTGATAAAACAATTTTATCAAACTTTTTAGCATTTGTAAATGAAAAGGTTTCAGTTACTCTTGTTCCTGATTTTGCAATCCCTTTTTTGTGCAATCTATAATTTGTTGGATTAGTTCCAGAAGATGGTACTAGTTGTTCAATCGTTAGTGGGTCCAAAGAACTTGAAACTTTAAAATTAACATCATCTAATAATGTAAATTCAACTCCACTATCAGATTCAATAACACTATTTGCAGATACGACACCGGCGTAATTTAAATCAGGGACATAATCTCCAGCGTCGTTTGTCGTTGCTGGAACCACCACTGAAAAATTTAACTCTGCAGTTGCTGGAACCGCTAACTTAGGTTTATATCCATATGATTGTGCTATTGCAAAAATATTTTTTCTTTCTTCCGCTTGTAATAAAAGTGTTTCTCTAAATTGATTATCAATATAATAATTCATTAAATCACCAACATAAGCAGCCATTTCAATAAACATCATACCAGGTGATGTTTCGTTAAAATCATTATATGTTTTAGGAAAGTGTGCTTTTGCAAACTCAATTAAGTTTGTTCTGATATCTGCAAAATCCCTACCAAGATAATCTGTATCTTTTTTTATTGTTTTTAAATTTGTTCCGAAATCTGGATTTGAATAATCGGGCATATTACTAACCTCCGTTAAAAGTGAATGTTATTTGGTCTAAAGAATTTGGGTCTATTGAAATTGAGTATTCTATTTGAAGAAAAACTTTATTTGGATTATTCTCATCTTGAAAAACATTTACTTCATTTAAAATGACATAAGGCAACCATTGTGAAATAGCTTCTCTCACGGCTTCCTCTACTTTATCACGAACATCACTTATTAAATCATTTGTTATATTTTCAAATATTATACTTTGAACATTAGAACCAAGTTCTGGTTGAAATATTCTTTCACCTAAATTAGTTAGTATAAGATTTCTTATATTGGATTTAACTTGCTCAAATAAAGTTTTTGACCGATTGAAGAATCCATAAGTTCCACCATAACTTAATGGAAATTGCACTCCAATATAAAAGTCATCATTGTTATCTATGTCAAATGTACTCATTTATCATTAAGGTCTGTAATTACCCTCACCCTCTTTCTTTTTATTAATTGCTTTCATCAAACCAGAATAATCACGAGTCAATGCATTTTGAACTCCTTCAGGAACTTGGTCCACACTTACACCAGCTTTCTTAATTGTATCAACTGCTGCCATTTCTCTAGCTCTTTCTTTATTCTGTCCTCTGCCTAAATCACCATAACCCAATACTTCTGCCATATTATCACTACCTAAAACACCACCGCCTAATGATGGATATTCATCAGTTTGACTTGAACCTAATGGTTTAGTGTTGTTCAATACTTCGTTCAAAACTGGGTTTTTACTATATTGTTTTTTAGGTTTGTTGACAACCTTTTTAGGTTTTGGTTTAGAAATCGTTTCCGACAATTTGATTTCTTCTTTATCATTAATAAATATCTCGGTCATCTGTTTTTTAACTTCTTTACGGACAACTAATTCTATTATTTTTATTAAATCATTTTTTTTCATTATTACTCCTATTCTACATTTACATTTTTACAATAAAAACTTTTTTCATTTTTTATTCTATTTAAATTTTGTACTTCTTCTTCAAGTTCTGCTATCGTTACTGGATTAGAAAATGGTTTTGCAACCTCCGCAAGTAATTCTGCTCTTTTTGTAGTTATTTGCATATCTAAAATTATATTAATCACAGTATCAAAATCTTCGTTGGCTTTAACTGCTGGATTATTATCATATATAGTGCTTTCAAATGCTGAAACTCTTATTCCACCATTATCTAAATATATATGTTGTTTGGATGAATCGTCTAATTTTTTATCCGTAGTATAACGTTCTCGTTGAGTTCTTAAATGAATATCATTAGAAATTATATCCACCTTGTCGTCTGATGTAATCAGAACTTGAGATTGAATCTTCCCTAATTCCCTCCCTACTTTAAAACTGGCGATAGGTCTATTTTCATTTGGTTTTTTTGCATTAATAATAATTCTATCAGAACATAATATCGCTTGTGGATGTTTGTATTCTTTATCAACAACAAAATCAGATAAAAAAACCGCTGGTTCAGGTAAATCAATATTTTCATTAGATGTTAAGTAAAGAGAAGCGTCATCGTGTTGTAAATTTTCTACGTGTGTTCTTATGTCTTCTTCTACCCTTGGTTGATGAACACCATTTACTTTATTAGCCCCAAGTTCTGAGACATAGTCACCCTCAAAACCTACACGATAAATACTACCATCAGGGTTCCTTTCAAGACCATACATATAAGAACCGGCAGTTATTTTTACATTTGATGAATTTACTAAACCTACTCCTATACCATAAGGGTCTTGTCTATTTTTTCTATTAGTATTTCCTAAACGAATTGAATTTCCAAATCTGCCTTGTAAGATGGTATCGCCTTCTTCAGGTCGTAATCTGAAAGCTCGGTAGTCTTCTTCAAAGTATAATCCTAATGGTATGACTCCAGCACCATTTACTGTTGAAAATATAGATGGATTATTTTCTAATTCCTCGGGTTTATAAGAACCTGTTATTTCATTACCAGTCTCGGGGTCATATCTTCCAGCCCTTCTAATACTATTCGTTATAATGGCCGCTGATTCGTTTGCAGTTTCATTGTGAAGATTACTAATACCATATTTACTGAGATGTTGGACTTTAGCAGTATCATTTAATTTTGAAAAATAATAATGTTTTCCTGCGAATTCCAAACCAAGAACCACCTCACCAATGACTGGATATTGTATTATATTTGGGTCCAATGGTCTAAATATTTTGGTTTCATCAATAGAATCTCCTTGTTCAGAAACCACATACCTACCTCTTATCGCTCCTAAGAAAGATGGATTTTTTGCTAATGGTAGGATGTCTGCGAAGTCAATTTGTTCTTGTTTGGTGTACGGAACTCCAGGTTCCTTATAGTTAAGATAAGGCGGTTCATTATCTAAGAAGTCTAGTTGGAACGATTCTAATCCTATCTCACTTCCCGTTTCCCCTTGCATTTCCTCTGGAACTACATCTTTATAAGTTTGAGTTTCATCATATGATGGGTCTGATGGATTTACATAAACATCCAACACTTCAACTGGTTCTAATTCGTGAAATAAACTATTAGACAAAAGTTTTTCTATAAGGACTTTTGCTTCACCTCTGGT